CTAGTATAACACGAAAGTGTTATACTACTCATGGTAAGCACTATTCAGCTTACCATGAGTAGTATAACAATTCGAGGACTAACTATGACACTTGATGAACTTATAGATGCCTACAGGCTGATAGCTGACGACACAGTAGAGCCCTATTTATGGTCCAACGCTGAAATAGAGCTTTATATAAATGAAGCTCAAGTAGAAGCTGCAACCCGAGCTAGACTATTGGTTGAAGATGGAAATGCTACATACTGTAGTATTCCTACGGTTATAGGGACTTCAACGTACGCGATTCACACTCTCGTTCTTGAGATTAAGTACTTATATCTCGATAATGTACTTCTTTCTAAAACAACAATTGAAGAACTAAATGACGAGGACACTGAGTGGCGCACTAATACTGAGCTAACTACACAGTGGTACCAGTCTGGACAAACAGTATCTATAGTACCTACGCCAACAGAAATAGGTGCTATAACAATGGTTGTTGTACGCCAACCTATTACAATTGTAGACACTTTGGATATCCCAGAGCGGTACCATATGAAGATGCTTGATTGGGCGCTAGCTTTGGGATTTCGAAAGCGAGATACCGATACTGCGGGAACCCCTGATCAACCTCCGAATATGATAGCATCACAGTTTGAAAGTAGATTTGAGAAAACTTTTGGACCAGCTACAGATGCTAGAGTTCAGCATAACGAACTTAGCTATCGTACTTCCACTAATACTTCTTGGGTTTAGTCAGTAGTCTCTAGGATTAAGGTGCCCTAATGATACAGTTTGGTCCTTTTAGTGGAATAAATAATCTGGTGGCTGATCATGCAGTGCTACAAAAGGTATCAGATAGTCCTTATAGTGCTGTATGGAACGCAGTAAATATTGATTTTGATAGCACGGGTAAAGCTACAAGGCGTAAAGGTTACACCAAAAAATACAGTAGCTCTGGACTTGTTGGGAGTTTTAGCTGTAGTAAAGGAACGTTTATTATTGAGCATGGAAGTCTTAAGTCCATAAATACCCTTACATGGGCTACAACAACCATTGCTAGCGGAATAACAGGTCTAGAGTTTGCATTTTTTGAGCACAACGGGACTCTTTATTTTAGTGACGGAATAAAAAACTTGAAGATTACAGAGAGCCTTGCAGTTTTATGGGGTATTTCTGTTCCGCCTGCTCCTGTTATTTCGGCTAGCCCAGGTACTCTTGGTCCTGGTATGTATATGTGCTGCTACACTTACGTAGACGCTGAAGGCCGTGAATCCGGCGCTAGTGATATTTCTTTTATCACGCCTACAGTCGAGTCTAGTTTATCTTTTTTTAATTTACCAAGTTCACCTGATGAAAAAGTAGTAGCCACTAGAATTTATCTTACAACAGCAAATGGAGATACCTTTTTTCAGTGCGCTGAAGTAAGTAGGGGCGTAACTACAGCAAGTGTTATACTTGATTTTGATAGTGGAAAACAATTAGAAACTCAGTTTATGTCAGGGCCTCCACCGGGTCGTATTATTAGAAACTATAAGGGTAGAATGCTGGTGGCTAAAGGTTCATGTGTGTACTTTGGAGAACCATTTTCTCCTGACCTTTTCTCGACTTTAGGAAAAGGCCGATTTCTGTTTAGCCAAGATGTTACTGTAGTTGAACCTGTAGCCGATGGCCTTTGGATTGTTGCTGATAAAACTTATTTTTTCTCTGGTGAAGACTTACAGCGAAAAACTATTCTTGAGTACGGGGCTGTTTTTGGGACTTCTAAAAAGCTTGAAAACTCAGGTGAAGTACTTTGGTTTACACTGAGAGGTTTTGTATTAGCTGGAAACGGCGGCGAAATAAAAAATATTCAAGAAGGCAGGGTGGCCCCTGATTACAGTGAAACAGAAGGGAGTACCTTGATAAGAGAATTTGATGGTAAAAGGCAAGCTATTGTTAGCTTGGTTAACCCGATTATGTCCCCTAGGGCAAATAAAACATGGCTTGACACAGAAACAATAAGGAGACAGTAAATGCTGACAAATGAATACAGGACGTACCGCAATAGCGCAGCAATGCTAGGTGGTACCCAAATTAACGCGTGGTATATAGGCCTTTTTGGAAACGCCCATACTCCTGCAGCGACAGATACAATGACTTCTTTCTTGGCTACAGCTGGTGAGATAACTGACTATACCGGGGGTGTGCGGAAACTGTTAGTTCCTGATACTTTTGTCGATGGACTATATACTAATGCTAGCGATAATCTTAAATTTGCTTTTCCCGCTGGCGCTACGGTACGAGGATACTTTATCACTTCAAATCCAGTTATCGGTAGTACAACAGGTGTGTTGTGCTCTACTGAGTTGTCAACTACCCCGAAGGTCTTAGGGGCCGGGGAAGAGCTTGACGTTACTGCAGGATTTGTAGAATCTTTGTCATAAGGAACTTAAAAATGAGCTTTACAGATACTTCAGAAACAATGTTATTAAACTGGATGTTCACAGATGCAAGTGCTCCTTCTAGACCAACTGCGTGGCAAGTGAGCTTGCATACTGGTGATCCAGGGGAGACTGGGCTAACTGCCGAAGTTCTTGTTAGCGCCGATGCTGATTATACACGGAAGGCTATAACCTTTGCGGACTCAGTAGCAGGTTCTTCATGTTTATCAGAACTAGCTGTGACTCATACTCCGGCATCTGGGGCTACAGCATACACTGTTACCCATGTCACAGTCCATGCTACAGCTCCAGATGCAGTAGCTTTAATTAGTGGGGCCCTACAAGTTCCGCAGCTTATTGACAACTCTAATCCATTATCACTTTCAGTCGGTGAAATAGTCATCGCAATATCATAAGGAGTATAAAATGGCTTTCAAGATCAGTACAGGACTACGTAATGGCCTTTTGTCTGGAGACGATTTTATCGCCCTGATGAATGATAAAATATTTAGATGCTATAGTGGAACCCCTCCAGCAACCGCAGACGATGACTTAGGTAGCGCTGTATTGCTTGGGACTATTACACTTGATGGAGGCGGAACTGGGGTTACATTTGAAGCTACCCCAGTAAATGGGACAGCTGTTAAGTCAACAGCTGAGGTATGGAATTTTTCTATTTCCGCTACAGGAACCCCATCATTTTACCGCCATGTGGATACTGCAGATACCGGTACGGCTAGTACAACAGCGTTACGTACACAAGGATCTATTGGGCTTACCAGTGCTGATATGATCGTAAATACCACAACATGGACAACTGGTATGACTCTGCCACCAATGAGCTCGTACACAGTTGGGATGCCTGGAGAGTAGCGAATGCTAGCCCTTGCGCAGGATAACTATATTTCATGGGCTGCTATACCTGGTGTAGGCAGTAGTAACTGTGTGTCAGCCCCAGTGTTTAGTCAAGATGGGACAAAACTTTTTTGTTCAGTATCAGAGAGCGGGTCTGCATACGCGTACCGTCTTGACCTGAGTGCCCCTTGGGATACTTCAACAGCGGTATTCCATAGTAAAACAGCTTTATCAAGGTCTTCTAACTGGCGTGAACACATATATATAGACCCAACTGGTATATTTATTGTTTTTCTCTTTAATACTACCAAACAAGTACACACTTTAAGTGCCCCTTGGACCTTACCAGTAAGCGCAGTTATTTATGAAACCTCTGTAGGTAGTACAGCAGGTTTCTCAGGCTTGACTTTCAGTCCTGATGGCTTGAAATGTATTGTTGCTGATGAATACAATGGAAACAATATCCAAGAGTTTACTCTTTCCTCTCCATGGGATGTAACAAGCGTAGTAAGCACAGATTACTTATATTGGAGAGACCAAGTGGTCCCACCAACCTGGGAATCTTTTCAGCCCTACCCGCACTCATGTACCTGTTCATGTGACGGTGCATACTTAGTCGTAGCAGCACACCATACTGTGTCGCATTTTTGGGTATTTAAGCTTAGTACTCCCTGGGATATACTTACTGCGTTATATACTGAGACATATAGTGCTGATTTACTGCTTACTAATGGCGGCTGTTTTTCAAACGTGCTAAATAATAAAATGCCCTGCCTAGACAACTCTACTATTTTTAGTTTTGCAGTTACTGGGCTATGTGAGGAAGCCTTATTTTGGACGGGCTTTAAGGGCCAGACAGAGTCGTCATGATTAGAACTGACGGAGACAGGAGCTTAAAGCGTAAATGGTTTGCGAAAAAGAAACTCGCAGAAATCATAGATATGGATATTCCTGCTAAAGCTTACCAGTATGAAGGGTTTTTATATAAAGTACAGCAGCTCAGTGACGAGGTGAACGGAGGCTTTATAAAAGCCCCTATGGGTGTAGTTGTCATGCTTTCAAGTCCTGAGGGCGTAAAAATTGCAGTGTCTGACTCATGGATAGCCGGATGTACGGGGTACTCAGACTATTATTTTCTGTATATCGCAGGCGAAAATGCGTTTATTACTAGTGGACAAACAGAAGACGAAATAATAAGCTATGGTTTTCAAGCCCTTAAATTTCGGCCAGATGTGAAAGGCGCTTGGTTTTTTATAGAACCAAGTACGTATACCCTTGAGCAGCAATATTCATGCCAGCCCGCTATAATGCCGTATTATACTTCAGAAGGTTTTAGTATTGTTCTTACGGATACTCCTTTTATCGACTTAAATAATAACGGAATACCAGACTTTCCATACGATATTATGGAGTCTTCATTGACTTTTTATTCATCAAATGGAAGTAACCTAGGCGGCCGTAAAGAAATCGCGCTTGCTAATGGACCAAGTCATGTGTGGAAAACTTGTATTGTTCTTCAAGGCGGCGACAAGTTAGCTTTTAATCAACGCTATTTTGAAGAGCTTGGAGGCCTATTTAACTGCGCTACTCTGATAGCCGAAACAACGGAGGCAGAGGCTACTGAAGAGTTTCCGAAAGGCTATCCAAAGTTGACACGGATTTTTTTGAACTCGGTAGTTCCAGAAGGCCACGGAATGCCTAATGGTCTTAGAACTCTTATGGTTGACCCGTGGGTGTCAACAATTCGGTCTTGCGGAGCCTATGGTTTTATTACAGGAAGTGGCGCACTTTGCATAATTCAAGCCCTGATGTTTGATCCTAATGGAATTTCAAGTTCAGGGGATTCTACTACAATAAACACGTATTTCTCGGCGCACCCGGAAGATGAAGAATGGCGAGTGTTTTTGTCTGTAACTACTGGAGAATCAGTGACACTAGTAAACTCAGACCAGTTTTACGCTTTGCTCCAGTCAAAGGCTATCCATCCACTCGAGACAAGTGGAGTAAAAAACTGGATAAAGGTAGGGGCAGCACTTGAATACTTTTTCCCATGGCCAAACTTATCGACACTGTATAATATTTATTATGCTTGGAAACCACATGATTCAGTGATGTTTCATGCGGAGGACGACTGCGTGTACACCTGGACAAGAGCAAAAGGTAGTGTAAAATTCTCTACAGCCGGGATGGAGCTAGCAACTCTAACAGTTCCAATAGAAGTGACAAGTATAGAAGGAGTCCGTCCAGATATCAGTTATTCTGGAAATAGTTTATACTTTTTGGCTTGTAACAAAGTGAAAGAGTCTATTTTTGGATGCTATTATGGCTCATTAGGTTCATGGACTCGCCTCCCAGACCCAGAGCAGGGTACTCTTGTTTACGTAAGACCTGCTATAGTATCAGCAGAACTTATATTTTTGATTGGAGTTATAAAGGTAACCATAGAAGGAGAAGAGAGTTACAGGTTCGCTGTTTTTAAGAATACCGAAGGACAGGTAGATCCCCACTGGGTGCTTCTTATGCAGCTGCCATTTGAAGTTGGCATAGCAGATAATTTTACAGCATGCCTTTATGGGGACGATGCCTTAGTTAACAGCTTACTAAGCTATCCGTCACCTCCTTCAGCCAACGCACAAAATATAGTCGGGACTTATCTCGCATACGCTATCTTCGAGCCATGAGTAAGCTTACAAAAGATTTCACGATAAATATAATACCGGGAACAGCAGGTACCCCTGGTTCTCCAGGGGCTCCAGGTACTCCTGCTTATTTTACCCAAGAAACAGTATGGGTGAATAACGTGCCTAATGTGCCCGGGCCTACTGCTGCTAGCTACGCAGTAGCAGGTGAAACTGACTCGCAGGGACGGGTTATTAGACTTGCTACCTACACCGAGCTATGTGACTTTATTCCCTCTCTTGGTCATATAAGAACACTACAAATACAAGGTAAAGATCCAGGGGATGCTAAGCATATTGCAAAAGTAAAAGAGCTTATATGGAAAGAAGTTAATAGACCTGACCACACGTTAGGGCGTGTTCTGGGCATTCATCCGAGTTATAGGTCTGGCGATACTAATAGGGCCCCCTATATAGCTGTTTGGATTTTGGCTGGAGGACTCGGGCTATGCTACTTTAGCGGGTACTACTTAGGATCTAGGCCCACCATGGTTGTTGTTGATTCAAGTGTTATTTAAGGGAAGAAGATATGCTTAACGGTTATGACGGTGAAACTTGGGATGAATACTGGAATAGGACGCTTTGGGAAGCTTCAAATTCTCGCGTGGACCCCCATGCAGGCCAGACATCAACAATAGTAACAACGTACCACCCAGCTCAACCAGCTATCCTAGGGACTCCTGCTGTTCCTCCAATTCCCCCACAGATAAATTTTATAGAAAATATAGGGTGGAATACTTGGGCAAGAAGTATTGAGCAATTGCTGCCTGGAAAATTCATAGAATATACTGTTTCTGTGGGCGCCCGTGGGGCTTTCGTGGGGATAGGGGGTGCTAGTGAACTAGGAAATATGATTAGGTCATTCCAATACGGAATTTTAATTGATTTGTCGGGTATTTGGGTTTTCGAACTTGGTGTAAAAGTTAAACTTTTAATGGCCACGGATTTAAGTACAGCTCGTATTCGTATTTACTTACAGGCAGATAATACCATTATTTATTTCATAATTGCTGGAACCGAATCACTAGTTCATGAGTGCCCTATAAAAGCCAAGCCTGTTCAACTTTACGGGTGCGCGTATCTTTACTCAGCTAGCGATACCATAACCAGCGCGCGTTTACCTACTGGTGAAGTAAAATTCGGGAGTGTATAAATGCAAGGAACTGGACTTCTTATTATACATAACTGTGACTGCTTTCTTAGTGGGGACAGTTTACTAACTGTCAATAATAATACTACTACCCTGACTGGGGAAGCTACATTATACGTATTTCCGTCGACGCCTTGTGCAGGAAACGCAGTAATTCCATCTGTAGCCTCGTCAGGGGGGAATACAACCTATGCGTTTGCTTCTCAAGAGATTCCTGCATTTACATCACAGGCAAATAACGACTATGTTCCACCTCCGCTTCAGTATGGTTATGCTGTAATTCAGCCTTTTACTAGTTTTGCTATAACAGAGGAGGCCGCAGGTACTGCGTCAACTACGCTCCCAGCATTCTATTCTGTTAGCGGGAACTGCGCCTACGCGTACAGCTACCAAGTTGCGCCTGCACTCAGGTCTTTTGCACTTTTTAGTTATAATGACCAGTTACTTATATATTCGCAAGCTCGACTGACTAGCACAGGGAAGCTAACGGCTGAGTTATTTTTAGATATAATATCATCTATATCGCTCGAAAGCCACAGCATACTAACTGTGGTTAGCTCGATAAACATACTAGGCAATTTACTGTTATCAAGTTATTCTGCCCTTAGTGGTACTTATACTATTTCATTATTGGGCGCGCTGTCCTTGCAAGGGGTATCCCTGTTTCAAGAAGGGACCCTACCGGTATTCCTAACTAATACTAGTACTTGGGCCCTGAATATAGATACAAATGCAAGTAGTCAGTATGACTATTATAGTTTTACGTCTTTCTTTAAGGCTGACGGTAAGGACTACGGGGCCTGTAAAGACGGTATATACGAATTAACAGGTGACACTGACGCTGGTAATAAAATAGAGGCCCTTATTAACTTTGGGCGCTCAGATTTTGGTTCAGCATTAAAAAAACGGATCCATAATGTTTACTTAGGTGTTAGCTCTGCAGAGAACATGAGATTAAAAGTAGATGCTGATGAACAGGTGTTTACTTACGAAGCTAGAAATAATAGCGACGCTGTAAAAAATACCCGTATTACTATTGGGAAAAATCTTGTTGGAAACTACTGGGACCTTACTCTTATGAATAAACATGGATGTGATTTCGACCTTGAGATGATTTCGTTTGATCCTATAAACTTATCGAGGAAAATATAATGGGAGCTGAGCAAGATTTAATACTTAGTATTATAAATTCATCTCTAGCAACGGCAGAGGTATTTACTGACCAAGCGGACGAGGCCGCAGATAGAGCTCTTGAGCTGAGTCAAGGGCGAAGTATGTCCTCTGGGTATACGAGTACTGATCCAAGCATAACAGCTATTGAACCAGTGGTTCCAACGGTTAATGACTCATTATTAACGTATAACGCTCAACTGAACACACTTATTGGTCTTTTGTCGGCTGAGCTAGAAGCTTACTTTGTCAAGTATTACCCCTTACAGTCCGATGCGTATGATGAGGCTACACTATGGCTTATCGATACAATAACGAATGGAGGCACAGGTATACCTGTAGACATTGAAGCCCAGATATGGAACAGAGAGCGGGATAGGCACCTAAGAGACGGGGCCAGACTTGAGGCTGACATAGTTTCAGGGTACTCCGCAAGAGGCTTTGATATCACGCAACCAGACATGATGTATAGTCTTAATCAGATAAAATTTGAGCAACACGGGAAAATTGGAGTAGCTTCAACAACCATAGCAGGGAAGCAGGCAGATATTAAGGTTGATATGATTAAGTTCGCCATAGCTCAAGCTATTGACTCAAGGTTTAAAGCGATGAATGCTGCGTCAGATTACATAAAATCACTAATGCAAGCCCCAAATGCCGCAGTGGAACTAGCTTCATTAAATACGGATGCTCAAGCAAAAATGATGAGCGCTACCGCAGATATGTATAGAGCACGGCTAACCCGTGATCAACTTATTATAGGCGCTCAAACCGATATAATGCAGTCAAGCGTAATACATGAAAAGACATGGTGTGACACTATCCAGGGGGAGATCGACGGGAATGTAAAAGCTGCTCAGGTTGCTGCAGATACTTATGCTCGAGTGGCTTCGGCGGCGATTTCAGCAGTCAATGGTATCGTGGGTACGAGCTCAAGTTCATTCGCATAAAAGTTATAACTACAAGGAATAAGGTGATTTGATGGCTACACCAATTAAAAGAGTGAAGGACCTAGATGACCAGGATGCTAAAAACCAGCGTACTACTGCAGCAGCTATTGCAACGCCTACATTTAGTGACCCGCGTTTTCAGAGTATGCTGGAGGGAAAAACTGGGACGCCTCAGTCAGATATCCGCCTAGCAGGACTTGCGGTTAAAGAACCCAAAGCGTACTCAACTGGCCAGACTCCAATGCTTGAGAGGACTTTACCAGATGGGAACAGAGAATTGTCTATCGGTGGGAATACACTTCAGACTAACTTGTCTGAGAGTGACTTAAATATAAAACGGAACGTCGATGCCCTTAATGCTAAGGTTGCCTCTATGAGACCAGAAGATATAACTCCTGAACAGCAAGCTCAGATTCAAGGGATACGAGAACAAGCTGGGTACACACGCGGAGGAGTTAATACTGGGCAGATAAGGGCCCCTCAAACAAATGCAGATATACTTGCTAAGCGACAACCTGGACAAGCTGTACGGTATACTGGGAAGAATGGACTAACTGCTGAATTTGCTCCTAGTGCTTCAAACCAAGAAATACAAGCTTTCACTGACTCAACTCGCACTGAGGTGGCCCGTACAAATGCAAGACCCCCGGTAGAATCCTCAAGAGGAGCCCAGTTTGCTGTTGCGCTACCTGAGCCCCCTAGTCCACCAGTAATGCTTCCATTTGAGCCCGCTACAAACAGAAGAAAAATGGCTGTTTATGACGCAGAAATGCAAGCCTATAATAACGCAGTTAATGCTTCAGTTACACAAAGAGGCCAAGATATCAGGGCTAAAGCTGACACAGCGGCCCAAGCTGACGCGGACGCACAAACTAGAATCAAATGGGCTGAATTAGACCAGAAGGGCGCTACAGCTAAAGCTGCGCAAGGCTTAACAACAGCACAGACTGATGACGCTAATTTTAATGCTAAAATAGCTAGAGAGGCTTTGGACCCCAGAACTCCTCCTGAGCGAGTAGCTCAAATTCTAGTGGCCCGTCAAGCTCTAGAAGGTCGGGCCTCACAAGAAACACCATTCAGAAAGTACGACCCAGGGACCCCTGCTATTGGGGGCCAAGGTGGAACTATGGAAGGTGTAGTAGAGCAACAGCCAGATGGAACTTACGTAAAACGACCAGTAGCACCTCAGTCAGCTGAAGACCCTTATGAGTACCAAATCGGTGAAGACGGTAAAAAGTACCGTAGACTTAAGCAGGGAGCTAAATAATGACTAAGTCTTTACAANAAGATGGATGGGAAGAAGTATCTGGGTCTTCTTTGGACGGGTGGGAAGAAGTACCTGAAGCCCCTAAAAAACCTTCAGGCATACTGCGCCGTACAGTAGGAGACACTGCCGCAGGCTTAGCTGCAGGCGTAGCTCTAGTGCCAGAGGGCATACTTAACTTAACAGACTTGGGCGTAGACATAGCAGATGCAGGCTTGTCTTACGCAACTGGAATACAGCATCCACTAACAGGGATGGCTAGGCCCGAAAGTACAGCTAAAACCCTGGGTATAACAGGACTTCGTAAGGGCTTACAGGGCTTACAGTCACCTGAGTCCCAAGCAGCTACAAAAGCTCAACAAGCAAGTGCTGCAGCTGCTGAACAACAAGCTAAAGCTGATGGAGCAGGCTGGTTAGGCCAGTTAGGAGCCAGTGCTAAAGGCGGTGCTTTAGGTTTAGTAAAACACCCAGGGTCTATTCTTCCTTTGGTTACAGAGACGCTCCCTTCTATGCTTGTGGCAGGTAAAGCTACTGAAGCAATTTTACAAAAGCCAGCTAAAGCTCTCTTGGCTAAAGCCACTACTGAAGCTGAAAAGAAAGCCGCTAAAGCTACCATAGCTAAGTGGGCAGGCCGTGTAGCTCCAGTTATAGAAGGCGCACAAACCTCTGGTCAAGTCGCGGGAGACATAGCAGAGCAGAATCCAGATGCTACAGTGGCTCAAAGAGCTCTAGCAATTCCAGCAGGTATGGTTACAGGAGCTATAGCTAAAGGAACTGATTTAATTCCAGGGCTTGGTAACGTAGAAAGCCAGATGGCTCAGGCAGCTCTTACAGGTACTAAGGCCATAGGTTCTCGAGCTAAGGGCGCGCTCAAAGGCGCCGTGTCTGAGGGCCTACTACAAGAGCCTCTTCAGTCAGGACAAGAAGCCGCCCTTACTAATATAGGCACTGAGAACCCCTGGTACGAGGGCACAGGTAACCAAGCTCTACTAGGTGGCGTAGCTGGTTTTGGTATTGGCGGATTTATGGGAGCCAAGAGCTCAGGCAGTGCTTCTGAAGATCCTCAAGAAACCCCTCAAGAAACCCCTCAAGAAACTCTTAATAAGGCCGGGCTCTCGACCGCTAGTCTTATCACTTTACGGAATACCCCGGAAGCTCTAGCAACTCATGGACTTACTGCTGAACACGTAGATGCTCTCTTGGATACCAGAACAGACCTAGACCACAAAGCTATTCAAGCCTCCTTGGATAATGCACCGTCTGATGCCGTTCGTCAAGGTATTCTGGCTAGTTTAAGAGTTAAAACTACGCCCGATAAATCTTCCAAAACTGAAGGGGCCCAAGAGGTACCTACAGTTTCTCTGGATGAAGCCTACGCTAGGATAACTACAAGACTTAACGACTTAGGCAGTGCTTCTAAGCTAACCCCTGAAGAAGAAGTAGAACTCAGAACCATTAGGTCTTTTAACGAGAGACTATCTACATGGCGTCCTGAGCAAGGTCCCCCAGCAAGTAAAGCCTTATTCGCTAGGGACTTTGCTAAAAATTTTATGGGCCTTAACGTTGAGCTACCCCCAGAGCAAGGCCCAGTACCAGAGGCGCCACAAGAGCCTGTAGCGCAAGAGCCCGTGGCGCAAGAGCCTATAGCACCCGTAGCGCAAGAGCCTGCGGCGCAAGAGCCTGCGGCGCAAGAGCCTGCGGCGCAAGAGCCTGCGGCGCAAGAGCCTGCGGCGCAAGAGCCAGTAGCTCAAGAGCCTGCGGCGCAAGAGCCTGCGGCGCAAGAGCCTGTGGCGCAAGAGCCAGTAGCTCAAGAGCCAGTAGCTCAAGAGCCTGTGGCGCAAATACCTAGGGGTACTAAAGTATCTTGGGATAGCGAAGAAATGATGTATGTAGGACCAGACTTAGATACCCCTGGCTTACATGTAGTCACTGATGGCAAGCATGAATACTCAGTTGACTTGAGTGAATTAAAAGGCTTACCTACTAAGCCAGGAGTTCAACCCATTAGTCAAGAACCTACTCAAACCGAGGCAGAAAGTCAGTCTAAAAGTGTACAAACGACCGAAACGGAGCCAAAAGTTGAGCCGAGTACTAATGCTAGTCAAGATAAAACTGATCAACCGGAGCCAAATGTACACTTTAAGAAAGGGCAAGAACTAGGCGCCACTCGTCTGACCTCTGAGGACCTTGATAAGCTTAGCCTTGATGACCTAGAAAACTTACAAGCTGGGCACCAGGAAGGCCAGAAAGCAACCGAGCGTACACTGGCAAATACTTCTAGGATTCTAGAATTAGGCTTAGCAGACGACGAAATATATACTCGGCATGCTAATGCACTAGAGGCCCAAGAAGTCCAGCGTGCTAATACAGAAGTGCTCCAAGCACAGATTGCTAAGGTCGCTCAAGATAAGGCACTAGCTCAGGTAATCAAGGATAATAAGCAACAAGACCGAGATACTTTAGCTCTAGACGCTGATTTAGCGAAGGGCTCTGAAAGCCTCCTGGTTAAAGGAAAAGCTAACTTAGAACAGGGCAAAGACTCTACTGACGGTATGGTTACAAATGATATCCGGCGGTATGTTAAGTTAGTTTCTTCAGTCAATAAAGAAAACCGCAGTAATAAAACTCCTTCAGTAGCAGAAGAAGCAAGAGAACTCGCGTTACTGAAAAAGATTGCGAAGGGCGGTTTTCAAGACGTTGCGCTAACCGCAGTCCAGAAGCAACGTATAAATGAATTACAGGGCCTTCGCAAAGCAGCAAAAGCAGCGCCTGTAGCAAAAGCAGCGCCTGTAGCAAAAGCAGCGCCTGTAGCAAAAGCAGTGCCTGTAGCAAAAGCAGTGCCTGTAGCAAAAGCAGTGCCTGTAACAGCTCCAATAGAACTCTCCGATTTATCTGATGAAGCTTTAGCAGCTAAAGTAAAAGTATACCAGAATGCTGTTAAGGCTCTGAAAACCAGCTCTGCTAAAACTGTATTCAATCATAAGCCTGAGAATATAGCTTTACTTGCAGAAGTACAAAGGCGTAAAGACTCTAGTAAGCCCCAGACCTCAGATGTACGCGGCATGACGGATGAGCAACTTACGGAAGCTATTGCTACTGCGGCAGCTAAATATAACAAGGCTACCCAAGCAGAACGTAAACTTCATAAACCCTGGATAAACACTTTAAAGGCTGAGCAAGCTAAACGAGATAAAGCGGCTACTAAGCTCCGTACTGTAAAGCGAACCGCTAGAGCACAGAAGCTGTTAACCGTACTGCAGCAGGGCCCTGTTAATTATGCAGATTTAACTCCCACCCAGAAAGACGCGTTTTTCGACTTATGGCAAGAGTCTGATCGAGTAGTTGAGCATAAGAATAACCTAGTATCTTTGGTGACTTCTAAGGCACAAGAGGGCCCGCAGCTTTCAGAGTTACAAAAAGCTTCTCAAGCACTATTTGATTATGAGGACGCGCAAGAAGCTCGTATAGCCAAGCTACCTATAAAAGAACGCAGCCAAGCTCGTAAGGCTCTTCAAGAGGACCCTAAGCTAGTAGCTTTACAGAAGCGAGTTGAAAGTCTTAAGGTACCTCTTGAAAATAAGGAAATAAAAGACGTTCCTAAAGAAGTAGAGTCCACTGGGCCCGCGATAGCTCCAGAGGTTAAAAGCGCACTACGGAGCCTTCAGCAGGCTAAGTGGGACCAAGTAACTGCGATAAGACTAGCAGACCAGAGCCTGGCGGAGGCAAAGATCTCAGGTACACAAGAAGACGTTCAAGCTGCACAAAAAGTAGCAGACTCTGCTTGGGAAAGCTATACAAACGCAAGCAAGGACCTAGGGGCTTACGTAGAAGATCATCCTGAGACCAATGAAGTATTCTCGAGTAAGAGTAAGGCTCCTAAAACCATAGTCAATAATGAGACTGGTCGTGCGTATATACTTGAGGACCTCGTAGCGTCTGTTTATGAAGCTGGTATGTCCTTGGCTAAGTTTAGCATGAAGATTAAGGTAGCTTTGGGTAAAGCGTACTCAAAAGTACGCGCTTACATGAGTGAGCTATACGAGGAGACCAAAGCTTTTACAGAGTCTACCATGGGTATTGAGATAGCTTCTCTTGAAGGGACACAAGAACGAAAGTCTGTAGAACTTCTAGCTGCTAAGTTAACCAAAATTATGGGTAAAACTTGGGAGCGCCTTCAGACTTTAGGGGCTCTACGTAAAGCTGGCGGTGTAGTACTTACAGCTACAAAGGATGAAGCCCTAGCTCTTATTGACAAGCTAAGTACTCCTAAAGCTGCTAAGCCATCGCCTACAAAAGTAAATCAACTCGATAAATTTATTAAGGCCATCGGTGACTTACCACTTGTAGAAACACAAGAATCAGTAAAGCAAAGACGCGCGGCTATAAAAAATACTAGAAAGTTAACACCTTTAGAAAACGCGTTCTTTGATACCGCAAGTAATTTTGTAGATGACCTTGATAATTCGCCCTTTGGCAGTACAGGAGAATCTACTCAGGGTTTAGCAGACCCCACTAATATAGTAGCCCTTGCCAAAGCTTTTATAGACAACTTGAAGTACCAGATCGTGCATGTATCCCCTAGTGCAATACCTTCTGATCAGATAC